TGGATCAATGGGCCTTTGAACATAGTGTTGAGCTGCGCTTAATCCAGCCAGGCAAGCCAACTCAAAACGGATTTATTGAGAGTTTTAACGGTCGCTTTCGGGATGAATGCCTGAATGAGCACTGGTTCAGCGATGTTCTTCATGCCCGGAAAATCATTAATGACTGGCGGCAGGACTATAACGAGTCCAGACCTCATTCATCGCTGAATTATCAGACGCCATCTGAATTTGCAGCAGGCTGGCGAAACGGGAAACATGAAGAAAAACCCACCGACATTACTAACTGAAGGTTGTATCTAATACTGGGGGCTGGTCAGGCGTAATCATCACAAGGCGCATTTCAGAGTGCGCCTGATGATGAACCAAAAAAACACTTCAATAAGATTAATCTTATCGCTAATGTAAGAGCCTCATTTGAAGCGGAGGTTTTTATGAGTAGCTGGTTTGCTAGTTGGGAATTTCGGCATGACAACGGTAATGTATATAAGGGCGATTTTGTTTTTACTGGCGAAGAGCCTGATAATCCATCTCAACTGATAAGATATTTAAAAAAACAAATAGTCCAGGATGAGTCATTAGATGCTGATTTTGATAAAATTATATTCGTAGCATTTAATAAAATTTAACCTCCTGAAAGGAGTTGAATGCGAAAAATAGAAAACACAAAAACCGCCTTCAGGCGGTTTTTTATTGGAGTGTATATGGCAATCCAAGAAAAAAGTCTAAGCAGGCCTTATCCTCCATCTGAATTAGTAGAGGAATTCGCTCCGTATATCAAGATCATTCCTGCCACAGGCATTCATGAGTGGGTCACAGAAAAAATCCTTGATGGCGACGGAAGCCTTTGCAACCCGGATCATTATCACCTGATTGATGCTGACATAGCATTCCTCTGGGCAGCAACTGCATTCACCAAGCAGGGGAGGACCGTACTCGGTCAGGCTGAAGAGGTGATGCTTCGTGCCGGGGGCTGGCAAAAGGCCCGCATAGAACAGCAGTTGTATGAATGGTTTGGCCGTAAACCTGATTTCATTATCACCCTAGCGGCTGATTTCTGCATGAACTGTAGCGATCTGGAGTTCTGTGCGTTGGTTGAGCATGAGCTTTACCATATTGCGCAAAAAACAGACGAATTTGGCGCTCCTGAGTTTACGCGAGACGGACAACCCAAGCTTTGCATGCGCGGCCATGACGTCGAAGAGTTTACGGGCGTTGTTCGCCGCTACGGCGCCAGCGAAGAAGTTAAGCAGCTGATCGACGCTGCGAGCCAACCAGCAGAGGTGGCAAACATAGACATAGCCAGAGCGTGCGGCACGTGCATGCTGAGGCTCGCATAAACCAGGACAGAGCAGGACGGATGGTAAACAATGGCGGCGCTTAAACCGGAAATTAAAGCCTTTATAGTTCAATCCGTTGCTTGCTTTGATACGCCATCGCAGGTGGCCGAGTCCGTCCTGAAAGAATTTGGCGTGAAGATTAACCGCCAGCAGGTTGAGCAACACGACCCAACGAAGGCCAGCGGCAAGAAGCTGGCAAAGAAATGGGTGGACATGTTCAACGACACTCGCAGCAGGTTTCAGACGCATATAGCTGACATCCCGATCGCCAATAAGGCATACCGACTTCGGACGCTTGACCGCATGGCGACGCGCACCGAAACCATGAAGAACTTTGCGCTTACGGCCCAGTTGATTGAGCAGGCGGCGAAAGAGGTTGGCGACGCCTATACCAACAAGCTGAAGGTTGAGAGCACCGGGGCGAACGGTGGACCTATCAAAACCGAGAGCGTTTCTCTTACCTCTGACGAGGCTACGGAGCTGTATAAAAAAATGATGGGATAACTGCTGGAAATAGTAGTTTCATTACCTTTTCGGGCTATGCATTTTCGGGGCGCTTTTATGCATCGTTTATGCAGTCCGTTTTCAGCTTTTCCCTAATGAATTCATCATGAAATACGCCTTTGGCAGAAAAATGCGCGTGAGTGCTGTTTCGCCAGGGCGGGTAAGATCTCTTATGTTAAATAGGGGGGATTCTGGGAAATTAATTGAGATTTGTAGATTATTGCGTTGAGGATTAAAAGCTGGCTCGAAAGCCAGCTTACTTAAATCATTTTTTACCTATGCGGGCTAAAGCTATAGCTGCTGCTGATCTTACTTCGGCTGAGCTATCATCGGACAATTGAAGGAGTCTGTCAGTTATTTCATATGTTTTATAACCACCTTCACCAAAAGCAGTTGCGGCAGCGGCCCTAACCTGAGCAGAACTATCATAGGTCATTTGCATTAACCTGTTCTCAATTCTTTTTTCCATTTTACCTCTCCAGATGTTTGAGCCTATTAGTTATATCAGGATTATTTATGCCAATCCCATTCCCGTTCGATTTCAAGAACCCTGATTATACGCAGGTGTTTGAATGGCGGATGGAAAGGCTACAGCGGATCCGAGCTAATCCAGAGGTGCTGCCAGCGCTGAAAGCGTTCTACCGCGATAATCCTGCCCAGTTCATTATCGACTGGGGCATTACTACAGACCCGCGAAATCTTGATTACGGACTACCTGTGTCCATCCCGTTCCTGCTGTTCCCCAAACAGGAAGAGTGGATTCACTGGATTATGGACCGCCGCGGCAAACACGAAAACGGCATCACCGAGAAAAGCCGCGAAATGGGCCTGAGCTGGACCTCAATCGGCCTTGCCTGCTCCATGTGCCTCTTCAATAAAGAAATGGTGATCGGCTTCGGTTCGCGCAAAGAGGAATACGTGGACAGTACCGGCGACCCAAAGGCGCTTTTCTGGAAGGCCCGTAAGTTTGTCGAAATGCTGCCCGTTGAGTTTCGCGGCGACTGGAGCGCGAAGAAGCACGCGCCCTATATGCGTGTTGAGTTCCCGACTACCGGCGCAGTGCTCAAGGGCGAGGCGGGCGACAACATCGGACGTGGTGACCGTACCACGCTTTATTTCGTGGATGAAGCTGCGTTCCTGATGCGTCCCATGCTGATTGAAGCCTCTCTGTCACAAACCACACGTTGCCGTATCGACCTCTCATCGGTTAACGGCATGGCTAACCCGTTCGCGCAAAAGCGTCACGGCGGGCGCATTCCTGTCTTCACCTTTCACTGGCGCAGCGACCCGCGCAAAGATGACGAGTGGTACCGCAAGGAGTGCGAGAAGATCGATAACCCGGTTGTCGTTGCTCAGGAACTGGACCTCAACTATGCCGCATCGGCTGAAGGCGTGCTGATCCCGAGCGAATGGGTGCAGGCTGCTATCGATGCGCATATCCATCTGGGCATCCAGCCCACAGGCAAGCGCCTGGGCGCCATGGATGTGGCTGACGAGGGCCGGGATAAAAACGCCTTCTCTTCGCGCCATGGTTTCCTGTTAGAGAACATTCGTGAGTGGTCTGGCGTAGGCAGCGACATTTACGGATCGGTAGAGAAAGTCTTTGGTTACTGCGAAGAGGATCGGCTCGAGGAGTTCCGGTTTGACGAGGACGGTTTAGGCGCGGGCGTGCGCGGTGATGCGCGTGCCATCAACGAACTGCGCAAAGTGGCTCGCCGGCCGATGATACTGGCCACGCCGTTTCGTGGCAGCGGTGGCGTGTTCGATCCGGATGATGAGGCGGTGCGCGGCGACAACGGCCAACAGGCCAGACTGAATAAGGATTTCTTTGCCAACGCCAAAGCCCAGAGCTGGTGGTATCTACGCAAACTCTTTCAGAACACATACCGCGCCGTTAAAGAGGGAATGGCCTATAACCCCGATGAAATCATATCGATCAGTAGCGCCATGCCGAACAAAGACAAACTGGTAATCGAATTATCTCAGCCGACCTACTCAATAAACGGCGTGGGAAAAATCGTCGTGGACAAACAGCCTGACGGTACCAAATCGCCTAACCTGGCTGACTCAGCGATGATCAACTATGCGCCAATGAACAGCGATCTGGACATCTGGATGCGCCTGTAACGAGGAAACGATGGCACGTAAACAAAACAGCAGCGCCGCGCGTACTCCCCAGGCTACGGCGGACAGTTACGACAACTTTATGGCTCGCGTTGGTATGCAGCAGCAGAACCAGCACGCAGCATCGTCATACCGGGCAAATTTCACCAGCCGCAACCGACTACAGATTGAATGGGCCTACCGCTCATCGGCCATCATTGGCTCTGCCGTGGATGCCGTGGCGGACGACATGACCCGCAAGGGCATCCGCATCACCTCAGAGATTGACCCGAATGATCGCGGCGTAATCGAGTCACTGTTTGATGAGCTGGAACTGTGGGACCGCCTCAACGACACGATCAAGTGGTCGCGCCTCTATGGCGGTGCGGTCGGTTTCATCATGATCGAGGGGCAGGCACCGTTTACCCCTCTTCGTCTGGAGACCATCGGTGAAGGCAAGTTCAAAGGGATTCTGCCGCTCGACCGCTGGATGATTAACCCCAACCTGCAGCGTCGTATCAGGGATATGGGGCCGAATCTCGGGAAGCCTGAGCGATACGACGTAGTGACTACGGCAACAGGCATCCCCGCCTGGAGCATTCATCACAGCCGCCTTATCCGCTTCGATGGCGTAACACTGCCTTATCAGCAGGCCCAGACCGAAAACGAGTGGGGCATGTCCATCATCGAACGCATCTGGGACCGCCTGACAGCATTTGATAGTGCAACCATGGGCGCGGCGCAGCTTGTCTATAAAGCCCATTTAAGGACATATAAGGTTGATAAACTTAGAGAAATTATTGGGTTGGGTGGTAAGGCGTACGAAAATCTGCTGAAAAATTTGGATCTCATACGCATGTATCAGAGCAATGAGGGCATGACCCTCATGGATGGTAAAGATGTCTTCGAGACTCACCAGTATTCTTTTGCTGGCCTCGATGACGTGATCAGCCAGTTCGCTGAACAGATAAGCGGCGCGACGGGGATCCCGCTGGTGCGTCTCTTTGGTCAGTCGCCTAAGGGGTTCTCTACCGGCGATGCTGACCTGTCAAACTATTACGACACCATCGGTACCCAGCAGGAACGCCGGTTGCGTCAGCCGCTGCGTAAGCTGTTCGACGTTATGTATCGCTCTGAGTTGGGCAAGCCGTTGCCTGATGACTTTACGTTTGAGTTTAACCCGCTCTGGCAGATGTCGGACGTTGACCGCTCGACGGTGGCGGTGAATACCGTGAATGCTATCAGTACGGCATATAACGATGGCCTGATGACCAAAAGGGCGGCAATGACCGACCTGCGCGAAGCATCTGATGTCACCGGCATTGGTGCATCAATTACCGACGAGGATATTGCTGATGCCGAAGAAGAAGACCCGCCAGGCATCGGAGAGATTGACGACACGAAACCGCTCAAAGGCGGCGGAGACCCGGTATCAAACGAGCCTACGCAAGATAGCGCGAGCCGTGGGCGACATAGTAAATGGCCGCTACGATGGTTCAAATGACAGTGTTCTGGAAATCATCGATGCGCTGGAAAAATACAGCGATATCATCGACGGCTGGGCGAACCGCGTAGCCAAAGACTTTGCGCTGGAAGTCGCCCGCCAGAACGATAAGGAGTGGCGTCAACACAGCCAGTACATCAGCGCTGAGTTGCGCCATATCGTCCAGAACACGCCGATCGGCCAGGTGATGCAAAGCATCGTCGCCGAGCAGGTAAAGTACATCAAATCGCTACCGCTCGAAGCAGCAGACCGCATCTATGACATCCAGAACAAGGCGATTGAGGCGGTTGTAGCTGGTGGGCGTGCTGAGCCCTTTGCGAAGGAAATAGCAGCATCAGGAGATGTCGCAGCATCGCGCGCGCGACTGATTGCGCGTACCGAGATTGGCCGTGCATCCACAGCGCTGACACAGGCTCGCTCTCTTGCTCTGGGCTCTACCGGCTACATTTGGCGCACCGCCGAAGATGGCGATGTGCGTCATTCACATGCTGAGATGGAAGGCAAGTTTGTCAGCTGGGATAGACCGCCAACGCTGGACGGTTTAACAGGCCATGCTGGCGCACTGCCTAACTGTCGTTGTTACTGTGAGGTTGTTTTATCAAATAAAATTTAATTATCATGTCATCCAATTTGATATGACGGACATGATTCAATGGCAAAAGTGCATGAAAAAAATGGATTTGAGTACACCCACGAAAAATTTAATATTTTTGGAAACTGGATTGTTCATTGGAAGTTAAAGCCGAAGAGTTCTGTCCACTGGATGAGTTATGAAGTACCCACCACTAAAACTAAGAAAATCGATGTAGAGATTTTTTTGGATGATCCCATTAATGCACTTGAACATTATTCTGATTGGTTCAAGAGAGTGAGTGATGTAGAGCTCGCAAGAAAGAATTTAGAACAAGCTGAAAAGCGTCTCGATAAAGTTACGCATCCCGATTGGGGGGGGAGAGGAAATAACCCTAATAAAGATGTCCGTATAGTGCGCGATGCTAGGGAAAACGTAGAAGCTTGCATAAGAGCACTTAAACATGCGGAACAATTGAATGCTTCGATTTAAATAACTTCAGAAGAAAAGGCCGCTAACGCGGCTTTTTTTATGCCTGAAATCAGCAGGTGACCAATGAAATATCTCTTTAATACCCGCCTGGGTGAAACCCGTTACCGGCTGGCTGACGGTTCGTTGCTGTGCAAAGACGTCCCGATCGGTCGCACAGGCTCACAGCTTTACAGCGCGCTGGATCTGCCAAAGCTTGAGCCGGATTCAGACGGGGAAATTGTCGTAGAGCGTACAGCTGATGAGGTTTTCAGCCCGGAAACGCTCGCATCCTTCGAGGGTATGACTGTAACCATCCTTCACCCCGAGGATGAAGAAGGGAATATCAAATTTGTCGATCCGGAGAACTGGCGGGAGTTAGCCGTTGGTCACCTTCAAAACGTGTGCCGGGGTACAGGTTCACAGTCAGACCTGATGATTGCAGACCTCATCATTAAGGACGAAGAGGCGATCGACTACATCGAAAACGGGCTGCGCGAAGTTTCGTGCGGTTACGACGCCGAGTATCAGCAAACTGCCATCGGCAAGGCAAAGCAGTACCAAATCACCGGAAACCATGTGGCTCTCGTCCCAAATGGCAGGGCCGGATCACGTTGCGCAATTGGAGACAGAAACACGATGGCAACTAAACAAAACTGGTTCACTCGCTTAAAACGCGCTGTGAAAACAGGCGATGCAGACACCATGAATGAGCTTCTGGAGTCGCCGCCGTCGAACATGACGGGCGATGAAGGTGGCGATTTACCGCAGGGCGTTAATCTCAATATCTTCACCAGCCCTCAGAAGCCGCTACCGGACAAAGATCCGGAAATGGGCGGATTGCGTACTGGTGACAATGAAGAACAGGTGCCTGCGTGGGCAGCTGCGTTGATTGCGCGTCTCGATAAGCTGGAGGGTAAAACCACCGACAGCAGCGATGACGAAGAAGATAAGCGCAAAACGGGTGACTCAGACGATGAAGATAAAGAGAAGCCAGTGACCGCCACGGGCGACTCTGCTTATCGTGCAGAGCTCATCATGCCCGGTATCGACCTCACTCAATCAATGAAGCCCACGGCGTTTAAACGTCATGTGCTGGCCTCAGCCGATCAGGGCCTGGTGCGTCAGATTGTGGGTGATGCCGCAATTAAACAGCTACCAAAAGCACAGGTTGAAATGGCATTCAATGCCGTTTCAGAGCTGGCGAAAAATCGTAACACCCAGTCCTCACGAACTGCGGACCACTCACGCCAGCAGGCGTCTAATTCTCCTGCTGATTTGAACAAAATCAACCAGGCATTCTGGTCTAAGCGCTAAGGAAACCCAATGGATACGTCTTACCTGTACCGGATGCCCGTTGGCATCGCCGGTTCAATCTCACGTCCGCAGGACTTAACGGTAGAGCCTGTAATTTTGAATTCGGCCAATCCTTTCACCGTTTATGGGCTGGTGGGCAAGTTCGTCAACGGCCTGTTTGTTCCACTCAGCGACGGCGATACGGCCTCTGTGTTCCAGGGCATTTATGTCCGTCCGTATCCCACAACGTCTACGCCTGACATGGTTCGCCAGGTTGGCGCAGATAAAAACTTTCCCGGCGATGCACTCAAGCGCGGCTATATGACCGTGAATGTCGGCGCAGATGCCACGTCCATCACCAAAGGTGGAACGGTTTACGTGGTAGTGAGCCTGGACTCATCAATCAACGTGCCGCTGGGTGGTTTCTCAGCCACTTCGATCAACGGCAAGACGGTAGCACTGCCTAACGCGCAGTTTACTGGTGCGGGCGATGCCGATGGCAACGCTGAAATTTCCTATAAGATTTAAGGAACGAAAATGCAGACTTTTGACCAACGCACCATTGATGGTACGGGTGTCTTTCTGGTTGGTGAGCTTGAGCGTCTTGATCAGACTCTTAATCTCCCGCTGGTTGGTTACACCTGGACCCGTGACATTCAATTGCGTGAAGACGTGTCTATTGCTGATGATATCTCGAGCTGGACGAATACCAGTTTCGGGGCAGCTGGTACCGGCGCAAACCCTAACGGGAAAAACTGGGTAGGCAAAGATTCCACTGCGATCGCTGGCGTCAACGTTGATATCAATAAAGAAGGCAACCCGCTTTCTTTGTGGGGTATGGAACTTGGCTGGACCGTTATTGAGCTTCAGGCAGCTGAACAGGTTGGGCGTCCAATTGATACCCAGAAATATGAAGGCATGCAGCTGAAATGGAACATGGATGCTGATGAACAGGTCTACATCGGTGACCAGAGCCTGAATGTGAAAGGCCTGGCTAACCTGAATGGCGTGAGTGTCAGCAATGCTGTTGAACCATGGAATGCGTCAACTTCTTCACCGGACAAAATCCGTGATTCAATCAACACGCTTTTGACCAACGCCTGGCGTAATTCGGGTTACTCGGTAGTACCAACCGACCTGCTTTTGCCACCAGAGCAATATGCCTACCTTTCAACAATCATCGTATCGTCTGCGGGTAATCAGTCATTACTCACTTACCTGACAACGAACACAATCGCCTATCACCAAAATGGTGTGCCGCTGAACATCCGCGCGGTGAAATGGTTGAAAGGTCGTGGCGTCGGTGGAACTGATCGCATGGTGGCTTACACCAACGACAAGAAATATGTTCGTTTCCCGATGGTGCCATTGCGCAGCATTCCAATTCAGTATCGTGGCCTGTACCAGATCACCACCTATTACGGAAAACTCGGTGCTGTTGAGCCGGTTTACCGCAAAACACTTGCCTATATGGACGGCATCTGATCCCCACTCAATGAGCCCCGAAAGGGGCTTTACAGGAGCCGATCATGGCTAAAGAAAAAGTAGAAATTCTGGTACATACGCCCTTTACCCTGAACACTGCCAAAGGCGAAATCGCTTTTTTGAAAGGGCGCCACAAGGTGGATCCGGATATTGCCAAACACTGGTTTGTAGTGGCTCATTCAGACCAGACCGGGGGCGTTGAATCTGGCGGTGACACTGAACTTCAGGCGGAGATCGACAGCCTGAAATCACAGTTGGAAGATAAGGTAAAAAACATCGGCGAACTCAATGAGCAGATTGCAGCGAAAGATAAAGCGCTGGAAGTTCTGACGAAAGAGCTGGAAACACTGAAAGCCGCTAAGGAAAAATAATATGGCGAAGAATGAAACGCTACCCACGGTAGAACAGTTTCGCGTCGCTTTTCCTCAGTTCGCCGATCCGGACAAGTTTCCCGACATTCCTATCACTTTTCGCCTGAACCTTGCCGACATCATGTTGAGTGAAAACACCACGGGTAAACAGATGTTTCCTTACCTGGCGGGCCTGTTTGTTGCTCATTACATGACGCTCTGGCTGGCTGACTCTAAGGCGGCAATGGTGGGCGGCGCGGGAGGATCAACCAACGGCGTGCAGGCGTCGAAATCGGTCGATAAGGTCAGCGTGAGCTATGACACCGGCTCTACGCTGAATCCTGACGCGGGATTCTGGAACAATACGCGCTATGGCGCTGAGTTTTGGCAGCTGATCATCATGTTTGGGGCCGGAGGTCGTCAGCTATGAAATCGGGGCTCACCATTCGCAGCGATAACGCTGCTGCCATTCTTGCCGCGCTTAAGTCCATCGCTGATAAAGATGTGCTGGTGGGCATTCCGGAAGAAAAAAGCGAGCGTGATGATGTGTCATTCGGCAATGCCGGGATCGGCTACATCAACGAAAACGGTTCGCCTAAGCAAAACATACCGGCGCGCCCTCATCTTGTGCCGGGCGCGCGCTCTGTTCAGGACCAGACTACTCCGGAACTGCGCGCAGCGGCACAGGCTGCGCTCAGCGGTAACGCAGCGGCTGCTGATCTGGCCCTGAACCGTGCCGGGATTTTAGCTGCAAACGGTGTAAAGCGCTACATCACAATCACCAACTTCACGCCGCTGGCGGAATCCACGCTTGCCGCCAGGGCGAGTCGCGGGCGTAAAGGTGCAGCGCTCGAACTGGAACGCCGTGCTGCCGGGGCTGCGCCGGATAATGCCAATGCTCGACCGCTTATTGATACTGGCCAGTACCGGCGCGCCATTACCTCAGTCGTGAGGGCTAAAAATGCCAACTCTTGATGTTTCCGATGTGCTGATGTCGCCGGAGTTTTGCGACACAGAATTATGGTACCGCCGTAACGCCCAGACGGTCGATGCGGACGGGATGGCGTCAAATGAGGTCACACGACAGCAGTTTGCTGGCGTGGTGACGGTTGACCGTTCCCTGGAGGCCAGGCGAATGGAAGCTGGCCAGGTTATTGCCGGTGCAATTCTTGTCATCACCCCGACCCGGTTAATCAGCGGTAAAACTGCGCTGGATGCGGATATCGTTGAATACGCTGGCGCAGATTATCGTGTCACCTTCGTGGATCCGTATCCGCGCTATGGCGCCGGTTTTGTTCAGGCTCACTGTGAGCTACAGCCGTTTGACGGTGGCGCAAATGAGTAATGACAGCACGCAGGCGGGGTATCTGATGCCTGTCAGCGCGCCACAGGCTTACGATGAAACGCTTGAACGTCTGCTCAGCCGATGGGTTAAAGCGCTTTGTAGCCTTCCTGACGGGATGGTGCGACCGCGCTGGACGCCAGTTCAGGCGGCAATGCCTGCACAGGAGGTCAACTGGTGCGGATTCGGGATCACCGGCTTTACCGGGGATGATTCACCGGCGTTTGTGCAGCAGTCGGAAGACGATGCCCAGATGTGGCGCCATGAAATTGTCGAATGTATGGCTTCTTTTTATGGTCCGTCGAGCCAGCAAATTGCCACCCTGTTTCGCGATGGCATGCAGATCCCCCAGAACAACGCAGAGCTAAACAGCATCGGATTGTCATTTTTTGATGCCAGTCCCGTTTCATCATTCCCCGAACTCATCAACAAACAGTGGGTGCGTCGCTACGACGTCACCGTGCGCATGCGCCGTAAAGTGATCCGCGATTATGGTGTTAAAAGCCTCATCAACGGACAAATTTCAATCTTCGGAGAGTAACCTATGTCACAGGGATTACCTGTATCCAACGTGGTCAACGTTGATGTGCTGCTGTCGCCAACGGCGGCAACGGGGCGCAACTTTGGATCGCTGCTCATTCTCGGCACATCAACGGTTATCCCTGTGTCCGAGCGAATCCGCCTTTACACTTCATCCTCTGATATCGGTAGCGATTTCGGTACTGACAGCCCGGAGTATCAGGCGGCGCTGGTCTATTTCTCACAGTCGCCCGCGCCAACGCAGGTTTATATCGGTCGCTGGGCTAAAACGCTCAAATCTTCTGAGGCGGGACCAGCCGAAACCATGCTGCAGGCCGTAAACGCCGCCCTGCAGTTTAACAGTTGGTATGGTCTGGCAATTGCTGACAGCGCGAATTTGCAGGATTCTGATTTACTGAGTGTGGCCGCAGCGGTTCAGGGTGCCAGCGTCAGCCGCATCCTGGCGGTGTCCACGTCCGATCCGAAAGTGCTCATTACGGGCGATACGTCGCATATCGGCTACAAACTGAAGGCGGGCAGCTTTGGCCGCACGTTCTGGCAGTACAGTTCAACCAGCAAATATGCGGCGATATCTGCGTTTGGCCGGGGCTTTACCGTCAATTTTAACGGCTTTAATACCGCCATTACGCTGAAATTCAAACAGGAGCCTGGCATCACCTATGAGGTGCTGACCAGCCCGCAAGCCGCCGCCATCGATGCCAGTAACGGTAACGTGTTTGTGTATTACGCCAACGACACTGCGATTCTGCAGCAGGGTGTAATGGCAAACGGCGATTTCTTCGACGAGCGCCACGGCCTGGACTGGCTGCAGAACTATGTTCAGACCAACTATTTCAACCTGCTCTATACCTCCCTGAACAAAATCCCACAGACCGACGCTGGCGGTACCCGCTTGCTCGCAAACGTGGAGGATTCGATGGACCAGGCGGTAACCAATGGCCTGATTGCGCCCGGTGTCTGGACGGGTGGCCCGCTGGGCGAACTGTCGTCCGGCGATACGCTGACTAAAGGCTATTACGCCTACATTCAGCCAATGGCCCAGCAGGCACAGGCAGACCGTCAGAAGCGAAAAGCGCCGCCTGTTCAGGTGGCCTGTAAGCTGGCCGGTGCCATTCATTATGGCGACGTCATGATCAACGTAGTGCGCTAAGGGGAAACTGATGCCTACTTATTCATTTATGGACGTCACGGCGTCCCTTACCGGGCCATCCGGCGCGCTTGACCTGGGTTATGGCTCTGCGAACTCCGATGAGGGGATTGTAGTCGCCATGTCAGAGGCAAAAAACACCATGACAACAGGTGCGGACGGTGAAGGCATGCACAGCCTGCATGCAGGCAAAGCCGGTACCGTCACCGTTAACCTGCTGAAAACATCCCCGCTCAATAAAAAGCTGTCAATCATGTACAACGCCCAGAGCCTTTCCTCAACGCTCTGGGGCAACAACGTAATTGTGGTGCGTAACACAGCATCGGGTGACCTGGTAACTGCACGCGGGTGTGCATTCCAGAAACAGCCGGATTTCAGCAATCCGAAAGTAGCGGGCATTGTCGCCTGGGTATTTGACTGCATCAAAATTGATGAACTGCTCGGGGAGTATTAACAGATGGAATTTCAGATCAAAGGCATCGACTACCGTACCTCGAAACTCAGCGTTTTCGATCAGCTGAAAGTATCCCGAAAATTGCTTCCTGTGCTGGCGGGGCTCCTGGCTGAATATGGCAGTATTCGCGACATGATTCCTAAGAAGGGCGGTACCGCCGCCGATCCTGAATCTTACAGCGCGATTTTTGAAAAAGTTCTCCCCAAAGTAGCCGACCAACTGGCATCACTCAGCGAAGAAGACACCAACGCGATTATTTTTCCGTGTCTGGCAGTCGTCTCACGCCGTCAGGACAAAAATTCATGGGTGCCGGTCGCGCGCCAGAATGAACTGATGTTCGACGACATCGATTTGCTGAGCATGCTGCAGATGGTTGGTCGCGTGGTGGGCGACAGCCTGGGAAATTTTTTGCCCGCACTCCCCGACAAAGAGACGCCGCCCCCGCCAGCGGTCTGACGCTCGACACGCTTCCTGATGGTGAAGATTACCTGATGCGCCCGGTTGATGCCGGGTACATCAGTTATTCGGACCTTAAAAACGGCGCTGTGGATCTGGCCGACATTGCCCGCATGAATGACTGGCTGGACCTCAAAGCCGATAACAACGCGCGGATCCGCCGCTGGGAGCTACAAAACCAATGAATGCCGAAACCATTAAGGATTTCCTGGTCAGCCTGGGCTTTCAGGTCGATGAGGCAGGTTCACGTAAATTTAATGCCGTTGTGGCCGGTACCACGCTGCAGGTTGTAAAAATGGGCGCGGCCGTAGAAGGGGCGGCGCTCTCCATTCTCGCCTATACAGCTAAGATTGCCAGCGGCCTCGATCAGCTTTACTGGTCCTCGCAACGCACAGGCGCAACGGTCGCCGGTATACAGCAGATTGGCTATGCCGTTTCACAGCTGGGCGGTACCGCAGAGGGTGCCCGGTCATCGCTGGAGAGCCTGGCGCGCTTCATGCGTAACAGCCCTGGCGCTGAGGGGTTTCTCAATCGTCTCGGCGTGCAGACCCGCGATGCCAGCGGCAATATGCGCGATATGGCCAGCATTTTCACGGGCGTGGGCGACAAGCTACGCAACATGCCTTATTACCGGGCGAACCAGTATGCCCAGATGCTGGGCATTGATGAAAATACGTTGCTGGCCATGCGCCGTGGCGTGGGCCAGTTCAGTGCGCAGTATGCACAGATGGCGAAGGCGATCGGCTTCAATGCGGATCAGGCTGCTGTCAGTTCTAACCGCTTCATGACGTCACTGCGTTCGTTCGGTCAGATGGCATCGATGGCCCGGGATAAAATCGGTTCCAGCTTAAGTGAGGGCCTGGCCGGCTCCATTGATAATCTTCGCAAACAGATCATCGATAACTTCCCCAAAATCGAGGCTGCACTAACAGGCGGGATAAAAATCATCCTCTGGCTGGCTGATTCTGTCGGGAAGGTCGTATTCCGGCTCATCGAGGCGGCGGGCGACATCCGGGACTGGTGGAACACGCTGGACAAGAGCACGCGCCAGCTCATTGAGATATTCGGTGCGCTGATGGTTGCCTGGCGACTGCTGAACACCGCCTTTCTGACGTCGCCAGTCGGGATTGTCACCGCGCTGGGCCTGGCTATCTTTGCGCTGTATGACGATTACAAAGTCTGGAAGGAAGGCGGCAAAAGCCTTATCGACTGGAGCCAGTGGGAGCCATCGATTAATAAAGCCATTTCAGCGATGAAATGGATAAAAGAAACTTTGCTGGATATGACGGGCGGCGTGGGTGGCCTGCAAAATGCTTTCGAGGTGCTGGCGGTGTTTGTTGCCGGTAGCTGGGCTTTGCGGATGCTCACCGGAATTGCCCGGGTCAGCAAAGGATTTTCACCCTTACTTGCAGCCATAGCGGCAGTCAGCGCCTGGGACAAAATCGGGAAAACGCAGGAAGAAGCAAAAAGCCAGGGTAAAAGCGTCGGGCAATATCTTGTTGACCGTATGAATCAGAATCAGGGTAGCACTGGCGGTCTGCTTGGGAAAGCTGACGGCCTTCTGAATCAGGCTTATTCCTGGTGGGCTGGTGTTTCAGGTAATTCATTCTCGGGAATGGCAATGACACCAATGCAGCAAGCTGCGATGGATTCAATCCGTTCTGCCCAGTTTCCCTTGATGAACAGACCAAAGCCTACGAAAGCGGGCGCGGCTTTGCTCGGCTGGATGCAACCGGCCTTACAGCGCCTTGAGCAGCTATACCGACTGCCCGAAGGTTTGCTGCGCAGCGTGGCAATCGCGGAGTCGTCTGGCGACCCAATGGCTATGTCTGGCGCTGGCGCAGAGGGGCTTTTCCAGTTGATGCCCGGTACTGCCAGAGATTTGGGTTTGCGGAACGGTGAAGCGTTCGACCCGATGAAGTCAGCACAGGCCGCGGCTAAATACCTTTCGCAGTTGCTCAAATCCAACGGTGGCGACCTCAGCAAAGCTCTGGCGTCTTATAACTGGGGGATCGGCAACGTGCAGAAGCACGGTATGGCACTGTTACCGGAGGAAACCCGCAACTACATTCCACGCGTGATGAGCAACATGCCGTCTGGCGGCGCCCAGGTCAGCCAGGAAACAAACATTTATATCCATGGTGTTACCGATCCGGCGCTGGCAGGTAAAGCCGTTGCTGATCAGCAGACGTCCGTCAATTCACGGTTAAGCCAGACATTAT